GAAAAGGTGATACAGTAATCCTGTTACAAAGTTAAATCTTTGGCTAAAATACTGGAATAGGGAGGGAGTGATACGTAGTAAATTCTAGAAAATCGTAAAGCTCCCTTGCCTTAAATCCANTTCTTAGGAATACAAATAACTTCCCCAAATTCAATTGACTTGTCATCAGGATCTTTAGAGTAAGTACCAAAGATCTTTATATGATCATCAGTGTCTTCAAAGATCCAACCCTTAGATTTAGATAGAGCTGGTCCCAGCTTCTTCATCTGTTCAAAGTTAAGCCAACCTGTATGCGATTGAGCATCTCTCCAATTGAGAGTATCTTTAACAGGTTTATAAGGAAACTCTGGACTAGGTTTTCTCTTTTTAATGTAACGTCTTTTTACCATGGCTCCAGATGAACGTATCTTGATCGTTCTCTTCAAATTTTCTAATAACGTCTACAGGTACTTCTTGACCTTCTTCTTCAAAAACAAGTTGAAGGTAAGTACTGTATATAATAGCTAAAGCCATAGCGTCTGCTGCTCGTACTGATAAACCAGGGTGTTGAGTCCTGATAAAATCACCGATAGCATTAGGTTTTATATCCTTGATAAATTTATCAGAATATAATTTCTTATTAGTTGGAAATTTAAGTATTGAAGCCATAATTTTTACACCTCTGGCGAGGATAATATATTCTATAGTTTGGGTTGCACTATAAAGTCAAGATGCTTTTTGATCTTAGGTACAAGATTGTGATAGAGCTTAACCCAAAGGATTGTTTCATCTTCAAAGAAAGCTAAAGACTTCTTTTGATCTAAATGGTACTGATATAGTGTGTTAGCTATGTGTTCAGTATCTATATCTAGATATTTCCAGAAATCTTTCTCACCTTTACCACAGGTATGAAGTTGAGAATGATGTATGAAACATAGAGGAATAGCCCATTGATCACCAGTCTTTTGACCAAAACCTCTAGGCATAGCAAATGTTAAATGATGTGCCTGACAGGGCTTAGTAAAGCAGAGAATACAAGGCTGACTACTTATCCATTTCAGGTATTTTATATCTTTTAGCCTTTGTACCTTGTCCCCTGATAGTATTTCTAACTTTTTCGTACCCATAATAAATAGCTAGAGCAGTTAATCCTTCATGAACATTATTAGATGCTCTACGTTCTGTTATACTAAATTTGTGAGCAATTTCAATGATACCATAATTCTCCCAGCAAAAGAACTTGAGAATTTTTTCATAGTGAGATCCAATCTCTTCACTAATTCGTACCATTTCAAAAATGGCTCCAAGTTTAGAGATTAACATATCAGGTTTAGAACCATCTATTCTAACATCTTGAACACATGATTTAAGTCCTGATGTAGCAATCTCACAGAGTCTTCTATATCTGGAACCTGCTTCATATTTATTAACAGAAATAAGTTTACGATGTAACATATAGGAAAGACGGGATTCTCTAATGTTATACCAGACTTTCTTCTTATCAATAATAGTAGATATGAGTTCAGGCTTTTCTATCTGACGCATTAATTAGATTTATAAAACCTTTCTAATTCTTTATCAACAAACTCTTTAAAATTAGAGTTAGACTGATAAAATTTAGATAAACGATAAACTCTGTTTTTATGCTTACATCCATGGAAACGAGCAATAAGGCTCTTGCACCCATACTTGTGTGTAGGCTGCAATAGCCAACATAAGATGATAGAAAGATTATAGTTCTTATATTCTTCTCTATCTCTGATATCCTTTTTGCCTTTCAAGGCATCTAAGGATATGTTATAAGTTTTTGAACAATACTTTTGTATACTAGAAATCATAAGGAGGAAATTATGCTTAATATTGAATATCGACATTCTGCATCTAAAGGTAATACGTTTATTGATTGTCCGCCATTTTGGATAATTCATGAACTATATGAACATGAATCTAAACCAAATGCGAGGATGAAGATGGGACTAGCTGCTGAAGAGGCAGCATATTATTCACTTAAACAAAAATTAAGTGAAGATGCTACCACAAAAATAGCTAAAGACAAATATATTTTAACACATGAAGGAAATGAAGATGATGATGAATGTGTATGGTCTGCACATATAGCCAACAGATTCGTTAATGAGTTAAAACAATTTGGTAAGATGGTATCTTGGCAAAATGAAAAACAAGTACCAGGTAAAAAATGGGGACTAAAATATGATGTAGTGGGTAAAACTGACTTCGAATTCGAAGATGTTATAATTGATACTAAAGCTACAGCATATATTAGAAGACTAAAGGCAGGGCATGTAGATCCTAAATGGTATCCAAAAGAGGCTGATTTAAGACAACAATTCTTATATCGTGAACTGGTAAGAATACTGCGTTATTATACTGTTCATATAAGGATTCTCATGCAGTAGATTTGGCAGATAGAACAGGTTATTTAGAACAAATGCTACAAGCCTTTAGAACAATAGAACATATCTTAAAGATAGCGAAAAATAAGAAGGATATTGTACGAATGTATCCCTTGACATTCGACAATTTCCGATGGAAAGGATCTCCTGATGCAAAGGAATTCGCTACAAAGGTATGGTCAGAGGCTTTCAAATAATGTATAGATTTGTATGCATAAAATCGGAAGTATAATTAAACAAATAAATAAAAGGAGTAAAATGGAAACACAAACATTTGAATGTAAATTTAAACGTGCATTTGAAAAAGACAATGGTGGTGTAACTTTATACATTACTAAAGACGATGGTACAGATATGACTATATATGGTGAGGCTCTAGGTACTTCAAGATGGCAACAAGGTGCCAGATTAAAGATAGCAGCTCAACCAGTTAGGACAAGCAAGAATGGTAAACAATATCAAACTGCTACATCTATTGAAAATCTTGATGGTGAAGTAGCTGTACCAGAAAATAATATGGTAAGTCCACAAGGAGTTAAAACTGTTAAAGATTTAAGTGCTCAATGGAAAGAAAAATACAGATTAACTATGAGTAACTTATTAGCATCTTGGTTAAGTTCTGGAAAAGAATTAACTCCAGAAGTTCACAAGACTATAGATCTAATTGTTAGAGATATATTAGATTCTAAATATGACGGAGAAGTAGCTCCGTTCTAAACCGAATAGTTGTGCATGACTCCCTTTAATACCCAATACATAATCATGTACGACTTGCTAGGTGGGAGTGTTAATTAACTACGAAAGGAAATTGTTAAACAACTATATGTCTCCCACCTGGTTAACCTAGAAATCAATATGGAAATAATAATGTTAATAATCCATTTATTAAATGGAGAGATAGCAAAGATCCCTATGGGGATTGTTGCTAGTGAACTTACTTGTAGTAGTGCTTTAGAAAAAATAGTAGATACTCAAGAAGATAAAACAGCTATTGCTTTTAATGGTGTACAAGTAGTAGCTTATTACTGTAAGAACAATAAAGGAGATTGGATACCATGATAACAGAAGATAGATTAGAACAGGCTTTAAAGTATATAGCTGATACTGATGAGAGTAGTGCTGAAGCAAGTGCTAATGTTAAATACTTGGATAGACTTCTTAAAAGAAAGAAAGCATTATTCATTACAGGTGAACAAACTTTAAAGTCTATCTCTGCCAAAGAACAGGGATTCTATGCATCAGATACTTATAAGAATGCAGTAGAAGAATTATTCAATGCAGATGTTAAGGCTGCTACAATGGAAAATAAAAGAGATAAAGAAGGTCTTATAATAGATTTATTCAGAACACTAGAGGCTAGTAGACGTAAACATAATATATGATTTATAAGTTTAAAGTGTGGTCTTGGAAACCTATGTATACAGAAATTTATTTAGTTGCTTTAGAAGATGATGAAGCTGTTAATACTTTTAAGAAATTAAATAAAGATGAATTTGTTTGGAAAGTAGATTCAATGAGAGATGAAAGAGTTACATATGAAGTAATTAAAGATGCACAGATGGAACCAAGAAAAGATACAGAGAATACAGAATCAAGAACTGAGTCCTGAAATTTGTTTATGGAAAGGTGTTTTTACACAAGCTCTATCAGATGCTATATATGATGGATCTCGTTTAGACTATCTCCATTGGAAAAGAAGAGCCATGGTTTGGCTAACTTCTTATTCAAAAGATTTCCAAATGGTTATGATGTTTGCCGAATATGAACCTGCTTATATGTTTGGTAAATTAACCAAAGCAAATAAAGAAGGATATTTTATAATGACAGAAGAACAAAATAATATCTTATGTAAGATAGTAGAGTATAAAACTAAAGTAAAATATAAACCGAGGTTTAAATTAAAATTTTAATGACAGATAAAGATATGTTTAAAGATACTACTTATCAAAGTTTACATAGACAGGTTGATGGAAATCACTATAAGAAATTTAAAATTGAACCTGCACACTTCATTAGTGAAAATCATTTAGAATGGGCTGAAGGTGAAGCTATTAAATATATTTGCAGACACAAACTAAAAGGTAAAGAGCAAAGTATTAAAAAAGCTATTCATTGTCTTGAGATGATTCTTGAGAGAGATTATGATTAACTTTTTTTCTGTTATACTTAGTCTTATCTTTAAATCTTTTATGCTTATGTTCTGGTAATGTTCTAGCAACAGGGTTTCTGTTAGCTGATTCTTTTAATTTCTTATAATAATTAGGATGATGCCAGGCAAAAGTCATTAATCGTCAGNATCATCTCCAACACAGAAGTCGTCTTCAGTAGTGTATGCCTTTGGTTTACAATTACAACTAATACATTCACAATCCACAACTATTTTGTGTTCGTCATTTTTATTACAATGACACAAATGTTCGCATCTTTTACAATT